CCGTTCTCGCCCTTCGGTCCGTAAATGCGTCGCACGATGCGCTCGAAAGGCGGATCGAGCTGAAATGCTTTGCCGGGTAGGGTGCTCTTGGGGTGCTTCAGCTTGCGCAGCGCGCTGACCGCGCGCTCGCCGTGCTCGGCCGGATCATCGATCGGCGAATTGTCGAAGATCCATTCAAGCCCAGGGGTCGTCATCGGCAGACTCTCCCGGCTTTGAGGCGCCGCCGGCGGCGCGTTGGCGCGACACTGGCGTCAGCCCCAGCTCGGCCGCGTAGCGGCGTGCGGTCTCCAGGAATTGATGCTGAATGCGGACCGCGGGATGCGCCTTGGGCGGCTTTCCAGGCGCCCTAAGGATCGAGCCCCGGTTCAGCAGTTTCGCGCATTCCTGAACGCGCGCGATCGCGACGCAATAGTTCGCAAGCGCCGCTTGGTCGGTGTCTTTGAGGCCCACGCGCGCGATCAGGTCCGGAATGACCTTCCGCCATTCGTCCTTAGCTGTCTTGGGCAACCATGACGGTGGCGGCGGGACGGGCGAGGGCGGCTCGCCAGTGACCTTGCCGTCGGAGGTGATCAGCCGTGGCTTTACGCCGCGCATCATGCGACCTGCTGGTTGACGCACCGAATATCGAGGCCGCGCCTGCGACCAATCGGCTTCAGCTCTTTGATGTTGAGCGCGGCGCCGGCATGAAGAACGCGATCGCTCAGCTTGACGTCCGGCAAATACCTCGTTCGGAAGATGGTCACGGCCTGGTCGGTGGCACCGGCGCCCCGGATGAATTCTTCCGTCGAAGCCTGGATCACTTGCGCCCGCGGCGTCGCGATCGTCGTCCAGTTGGTAACGGGCGTGCCGGCGGCATCGATGACGGATGCTGGACGCTGAATCTGAATGCTGGTGTCGAGGCGTCCAGCTCTCACGGCAGCACCCGCAAAACGCTGGTCATGGTCAAGACGCCGTGGCTGGTTTCGCCGTCCGGATCGCGAAGAGCGCGGAAGCTCTCTACGAGATTGTCGACGAGCTCGAGCCCGTCATCGGCAAGCTGGAGTCTTGGCGTCAGCGCGCGGGTCACCGCGCCTCCGATTTCCTTCACGCCGGCAAGGCTCGGTTCTTTCTTCCAAAGGTGCAATGTCGAATGCACCCGCACGACATCACGTGCGACGCTCTCGCCGGCATTGATCACCTGGTCCTCACCAAGCACGATCGAGGGGTCGGGCGCTGGCCGCTGGTTGCGGTCGAGGATATGATCGGCCGGGACGAGCGCCAGCACCTCCGCCGACGCGATCAGGCGTGCGCGGATGGCCTTTTGCACGGCGAGAGAGGCTTCACTCATTGTCGTCCGTCCCTTCGCCGAAGCCCCAGAGGCGGTGCTCGTTGACGATGTCCCAGACACCCTCCGGGATCGCCTGCGCGCTGACGCCGACAAGCGCGGCCTCGCGGTTTTCGAACCAATGGCCGATCAGCAGGTGGATGGCCTGCCGCAGATCGTCCGGCAGCTCTTCTGCGTCCAATTCGAAGCCGAGCAAGGTATTGATCCGCGCCTCCGCTGCGCGCGAAAGCCGCTCGAGCAAAGCGTCATCCGCTTCCTCGGTTCCCAAGGCTTGCCGCGCTTCAGCAGCGGAAACGATCATTTTTGAAAAATCCTATTTCGGATGAATCTTGCGCGACGGAGGGGAAGCGGTCCCCTACGATTTTTCGAAAGATGACGACTACCCCCGGGCCTCGTCATGCGCTTGCCTCGCGTTGCAACTCTTGCATCCAGGTTTCCAGTTCGAGCGCTGCATGCGCAGATGCGGATGGGTACGTATGGACTTGATGTGCATCACCACCGTTGCCTTGCGTCCGCATGCGCACAGCTCGTTGGCTGGCTCTGCGAGGTAGGCTGCTGCAGCAGCACGCCATTCGCTGTCGTAGCCACGCTCAGCGGCATTCGGTCGCTGCTGATCGCGTTGCTGCGCGCGCCTCACTTGACACGAGCACCTCGCACCAACGGGAACGCGGTTGCCGCACGCGCAAAGGCGAGGCGCACGCAAAGGCATGGTTACGCAGGCGGCACGGTGACGCCCGGCCGGGTGATGCGGACGGCCAGCACGGTGGTGCTCTTGGCAAGGCCGATCAGGTTGATTTCCTCACCTTCGCTGAGGTCCTCTTCCGGCTGGATCTTGCCCGGCGTGCTGCTGAGATAGTAGCGGGCGCCGGGCGTCAGCACCGCACCGAGCGCGACGTCACCACCGGTGAGCACGGCGAGCGGCTGGCCATCGGACGCACCGTTGAGCGCCATGCCGGCGGCTTCCTGGACCGCCTGGGTTGCCGAATCCGCGTCAGCCAGCTTCCACTTGTTGACCGAGGTATCGAGATAGACCAGCTCGCCGGCGGCAATGGTCGCGCCGGCTCGCTTGCTGAAGTCGATGTTGGCGTTGCTCTGTGCCACCACGTTGGCGGCGGTGATGGAAAGGTCGGACATGGTTCACCTCACGTCGCAGCTACGCGCACGAAATTGCTGTTGATTTCCAGGGTGGCATTGAGATTGCGGATGGTATTCGCTTCGCCGCCAGCTTCTTGCACCGTTGTGACGAGTGCTATGAACAACCGCTTCGACGGCTGGCCGCCATTGGTCGCATCGTTCAGATCGATCCGGAACGCGAAGTTCTTGTTCGATTGTTCCGCGGCGATCAGTGCGATCTGGCCGGCGTCCTGATCGTCGACAACGAAGACGTTCTGCATCGAGCCCGCATTGCGCGTGCCCTTCACTTTCTTGTCACGGCCAACGCCGATAAATGAAGCCGTGATCAGCTGGGCTTGGTCTCCGATCGCACCCATTTGCGTCCAGCCGTCGATCTGAGTCCAGACTTCCGAGCTGAAGTCGCTTTCGACAAAATCGGCTGGCTGGAACGATTTCACGCCGCCGATGAAGATCTTGCATCCGGCGACAGAATAGAGGTTCGACATGGCTCACCTCACGCCGCTGGCTTGCTGTGCGCGCCGCCAAGGATGGCGATGGCCGCGATCGGACTATCACCGCTGTTCGCGCCGGTCGGCGTGATGGTGAGGCGCGTGTAACGCTTGTTGCCGATGTAGCCGAGCTTTCGCATCTCGGCGTCGTCGCCGTAGTTGAAGGCTGCCGCCGTTTCGGGCGCCACACCTGCGGTCTGTGAAATCATGTCGGCGTCGGCGACGGCGTTGGCGCCATCCATGTTTGCCGCGTCGCTCTCTTCAAGCAGCACGGCATAGGTGGCGTCGGCATCCGACAAGGTGCCGGTGATGATGCCATAGGTGAGCGTCTCGAAGCCGAGGCGATCGATAATGGCGCCGACAAGCGGCGTGGTCCCCAGGTTGTTGTTCGCCGCGGGCGGAATGACCGGCAACAGCGTCATGTTGTGTGCTGAATCGCGCATTGGCATGTTCTCCGATGGTGCCGATCAGCTCGTGCCGATCTTGAGCTTGCGGATGGCTTCGGCGCGGATCAGTCGGCCGCCGACGCGCTTGCGAGCGTGGAAGCGGGTCACGCCGCTGGTCGCCTGCGTCAGCGGGTCGCGAAGAAACGAAAGACCGACGCGATCGAAGATGCGATAAGCGGAAGTGAAGTCGCCGAACACCAGCGGGAAGGCGCCGGCTTGGATGTCCGGCATGTCCGGGGCTTCGATGATCGGGCGGCCAAGCAACGTGTCCGGCTGCCCGGCCTGGACGGACGGCTGCCAGATGTAGTTCTTGTCGCCGTCCTTGAGCTTGCGCAGTTTGCCGATGGTCGTGCCGTTCGCCATGAACACGCCGCGGCTGCGATAGAAGGGGTGCAGCGCGTACATGAGATCGATCAGACCGTCGACGCCGCCATCCGAATCGGCAATCACCGACGCCGAACCGGATACCGAATAGGCAACGTTGGTGTCTGACATGAAGCCGAGCGGCTTTTTCACGCCGTTGCCGGAGACGAAGGCGGCGCCTTCCATACGGCCGAATTCCTCGGCGAGGTCGAAGGCGACCTCGGCCGCGACGTTTATAGCCGCGTCTTCCAGCAGCTTGTTGCTGACATCGACGTAGCAGGCCATCTCCTCGACCGGCACCTCGGCCTGGCCGTAGGTCGACTCGGTGCCCGTACGCGTTTCGGTTTCACCGACCCAGCCGCCGGTCGGCTTGCCCGTGCGCTTGGGAATGATCACGCTGCCGGATGCGGTCTGACCGACGCGAGCCGCGGCGCGGATCGGAGAGAACTGGACGAGCTGCTTGTCGACCTCGGTGGTGAATTCCGCGGTGGCGAGATAGCCGCCGGCGGTGTCATCGGACACGCGCAACGTCTTCACCTCGTCTGCGCTCAGCGCTTCGCGGCCCTTGCGGAGGAACGTCTCGAAGGCTTTCTTCTCGACCTCGTCGCTTTCCTGTTCAGGATCGCCGCCGCCCAGGCGATTGGCCTTGGCCTCGATCCGGTCGAGCCGTTCGATCACCTTCGGATCGATGCCCTTTTCTTCGATGGCCTTCAGGCGATCGCCGACCGACTTGGTGAGGTCATTCAGCGCCTGCTGGACCACCGCGGTCGGATCGTCGCCGGCGTCCTTGAGCTCGATCGCGCCGCGGAGCAACGCGGCCTTGCGTACGTGGAACATCGTTCACCTCGTTGAAAGGGCCGCAGCGGCCCGGTTGATCGCCTCGGCGAGCGCGATGGCTGCCGCTGCGGACTTGGCGGATCGGACGCGCGCGCCCGGATGACTCGGCACGGTGACCAGCGAGATTTCGACCAGGTCGAGCGCCTTGATGGTGCGGCCGCCGCCGTGCTTGGCCGTTGCCGCCTTCGTGATGAAGCCGATCGAGAGGCCGGTGACGGCGCCGCTCTTGACCAGCGCGCGTACCTCGCGGGCGCGCGCGACCTCGTCGACCAGCAGCTTGCCGGCGACTTCAAGCCCGGACTTGCCCTCGGTGATCGAACTCCAAGCGCCGACCGGCGCCGCCGGATCGTGCTGGAACAGGATTGGCAAGGGCGCCTTGGCGCTCTTGAAAGCGCCCGGCAGGATTTCGTCGCCGACGCGGTCCGGCGAACCGAACGGCCATGCCGTGCCGGTGATGGCGCCCGCATCGTCCACCGCCAGCGCGGCCTTGACTTCGAAGCGGCCGTTCATGCGGCCACCTCTTCGATGAACGGCGTCCGCGCGAAATACGGGGTGCGGTCGTCGGCAAAGGCCTCGAGCTGCTGGCGGACGAAGCGGAACTTGTTGATGATCCGCACCACATTGGTGAAGCTGAATGGCAGCTCTTTCCCGTCCTGCTTTACTCGCCATCCGACCACGATGCGCGCGAGATATTCGACCTGCAGTCGGTCCTGGTCGTCGGCCGGTACGCGGCCGCGGAATGCGTAAAGCTCGTCCTGCAGCTTCAGCCGCGCGCGGCGTTGCACGTCGCTGTCCGGGCCAGCCACGATGAAAACGAGGTCGGGCATCATCTCGCCCGTCACCGGATGCACGATGGCGCATTCGGCGCCGCGATCTTGCCCTTCGACCAGATCGTCAAGGTGCGCGAGGTCACTCATCGCGACCTCGCGTCGTGGTGGTTTTGGTGGTCGTTATGTTCGGGTTTTTGAACTCGTCGCCGCCGGCGCGTGGCGACATATCGAGCCAGGCGCGGCTCTCGTTGGCGCTGATCACCTCCGAGGCGCGCAAGCTGTTGATCGCGGTGGCGCGTTCGGTGAGCGACACGCGGGTCAGGTCGTCGCGATCGAAGACGACGCGATAGCGCTCGCGCTCTTCCGGCGTGAACAACGCGAAGGCGAGCGCGCCCTCGAGCGCCTGCAGGTGGCCTTCGAGGCTGTACGAAAGAAACTCTTTCGCCTGTTGCTCGCCATTCGACCAAGTCTGCCGATCGAGCTCGAACAGGAGGCCGGGCGGCACGCCGAATGCGCGGGCGATCTCGACGTTCTGAAAAACTCGCAGCTCTTGGAATTGCGCGTCGGTCGACGTTAGGATCATCGGCTTCCATTCGGCGCCGTCCCATAGTCGCAAAATCTTTCCGGCATTCTCGACGCCGGCATAGGCCTGGTCGAAGCCGCGCCGGAAATTCTTGTCACCCTTCTCGCCGAGGCGGACCCCTTTCGGGAAGCTGACGACGCCAGAGGGGCGGGCGCCGTTCTTGAACAGCCGGCCGGCGTGCCCCTCCATGTGGTGGGCGACGCCGATCGCATTGGCGGCGAGTGAGAGCGGACACTTGCTGAATGGATTGCGAAGATGAATCACGTCCGCAGGGCGAAGCTCGCGCGCGCCACTCGTGAGGCTGAGCCGGTATTGCATCTCGCCGGTGTCGGCGACGGTGACTTGGATCTTCCCGGGTCGATAGTGGATGACCTCGATCGGCTTGCCGTCGACCCTATTCACCCAGGCGAGACCGCCAGCGTCGCTGGTGAGAGTTTGCGCGACGAGGTCGCGGATGAAATCGAACGTCGGCGTCCAGGCATTGACGCCGTGGAGCAGCAACTTCGCGGCCGGGTGCTTTTCGTCGGGCTCGAGATTGCCGTCGGCGCCGACCAGCATCACGCTACGGGCCAGCGTGGCGCATGCTTCGCTGATCAGTCTGATCGCACGATTGACGGCGGGTACGGTGAGGGCTTGTTCCTTGCTGACGGCTATCGGCCCGGTGGTGACGCCAAATAGGGCCAGCAGGTCATCGTCGGGCGCCGCGAGCGTCGCGTCTTTGCTCTCAATGTCTCGGCGGGGCCAGAATCGCATCCCCAGCTTATTGCGGCGCCGCCGCCGGAATAGGAATTCCGCAAGTTTCGGAAAGATTCAGGATATTGCCGCATTAGGCCGCGTTCTTGTCAGTCATCCAGGCCGTCACTGCAGTGCGGGTCACGAAAAGACGTCCCCCAACTTTCTTGATCGGACAATCCTTATCGTCAGCCCAGCGCGCGACCGTGTCGGGATGCACGCCGCAGAAATCAGCGATCCGCTTCGCGCCCCAGAGCTTGCCTTGGCGCCACTCCTCAATCTCTAACAAAACCTTGTCAATCACTGACATCCTGGTCCTCGTTTCAGTTTGTTGCTGCGCCGTGGCTTTGTCGATTTCTTGTTTTTCTTTCGCAGAGCAGTGGATCCGGAGGCCGGCTGCGCTTCCTGTTCTTCGAACAAATCGGCAGCGTCTGGCCAAAGCGTTCTTGGCCCGGTGCTGAGCCATAGCGGATCCAATTCGCGGAGATATACGAAGACCTGTTTGATCCGACCATGCTGATCGACCTGCAGGCATCGCGCCATGCCGCGAAAAATGTCCACCACCTTTATCGGCGGTCCGTTACCACGGCGAACCATATCGCCTTCGTGAATCATGCAGCGGCCCAATTCTGGGCCGCCAGAAGATCGACCGGCGTCACTTTGCTCTCGGCTCCGTATGCGCCGACGTCAGACGAAATTGCGTACCTGCGGCGCGCGCTTTCTCGTGCGGAAATCTTGAGCGCGACGCGCCGATCGATTGTCTTCCCCTCAAGGGCAGCTACGATCAAATCCGATCGAACATCGTCGGCATCTGCAGGATCCAAGCCCCGCGGCAGCGCCGCATCCGCTGCTCGGAAGAGCTCGTTCGACATGCACACCTGGCGCAACGACGCGCCGTCCTCTCGTGCCGCTCGTTCAAGCGCAGCAGAACTAGCCAAGAGCCTGAGCTGAGAACGCAGCGCGGCGTCGAGCGACAATGTGCGCGCGCGTCTGGAGAGACTCTTGAGTGTGATTCCGCCGGGCTCGACTCTGACCGAATAATTGCCGGCGGCTTCTATTTTAGCCACTCCCTGCACGGCACGCGCAATCTGGGCGTCGGTATATCTTGCGCCAGCACCAGCTCCGATGGCGTTCGGTCCCGCCTCTCTCCGGCGTGATGCGTATCGATATCGTTCGGCCAGGTCCGGTCGTTTCTTCAAGACGGAGTGTATTGGTTGTCCGGGATTTTTCAGGCCGGTCGCAATACGCGCCGCCTCGAGCCGGCTTTTGCCAGACTCGACCTGCGCCAGAAATGCGTCAAACGACTTGATGATCTCGACCTCTCGCCAATTCTTCGGCCGGGTTGCACGCTTCAACTCGTTGCTTCGATCGCGGGATCTGGCCCAAGCTTGCAGCGCCTTGGAGCAGGGGAATTCAGAGCGGCTCGCGCAGGCCTCCCGAACAGACATTCCCGAGGTGACAAGCTTGACGATCTCGTCGAAGTATCTTGCCGACGAACCGTCTGGCGTTTTCTTTCGAGACAACGGTTCCCCCATAACTTCAACCCTTACTCCCATGAGATGCACTTGCGCCTCATGGCCGCTGACTAGGCGGAGAGGCCTTCAATTGAAGACCTCCGAGCTCGGTTACCCTCTGCCTTTCGGCACGACGTGTTGTCCCCACGCCGACTCCTGCGAGCTTTTTCGGCGCCCGCACGATGCGTTCTGATCGGAGGTCAGCCCGACGCTAGAATCCGCATCGCCTTTCACCGTCCGGTTTTGCCGGTCTCATTGGTCGCGGGTGTTAAGGGTCTCACTTGCCCGCACTTTGGTTCCCGGCCGCGCGCATCGCTGCAGGCGGTTTGGCATCCGGGCCTTGCCGTTCGATCGCTCATCACGCCGTTGCCGGCGGCCGCAGGGTCAGGATCGGAGAGGAGACCGCGGCTGGCGCGATCGTCGGGTAGGCATTCGCTCGAGGGGCTGGACCTCCGAGAACCGACGTAAGCGAATCCGTGACCGACGACTGCGAAAATCGTCGTCACATCGCTTGCGAAGCGGTTCTGGCTATGTATCTCTGGCTGTGCGCGCGCCGGCGATTGTCCCTCGCCGGAATCAGGGAGCCTCGCGATTGGTCATCGCGGGGCTTTCCTGTTTTCTGGAGGGCAATGGCCTCGGCGAGGCTCCGAGTTTCGAAAGATTCGGGACCGTGGAGACCGAGCGAATAGCGGCCATCGTCCTGTTCGAAAATGTCTATGGAATCAAGCATCTGGCCCCCTACGTCCTCACGCGAACCTTCAGGGGCGGCAGTCTGTGGGGGTGAGCAAATCCAACCCCCGCAACCAAATCACGCCGCCGGCCCTCGTGCCCGGCGGCGTTTTTTTTGACCAGCGCATGTCATCCCGCGGGAATTGGCGGGTGCGGACAATCTTTTGTCCGATTCTGACAAGACGTCCGGCAAGTCCCGCCATAACTCCCGGGCCGCCGGCGCGCCTCCGGCCTTCGCCAGAAGCGAGCCGGGAGACTCTTCCAATCATGCAGAAATCGGTGATTGCGATCATTGACGATGATCCGTTTTTTGGGGAGACGCTGGAGACGTTGACGGTGGCGCTCGGCTATCAAACCGAGCTGTATGAATCGGCGGAGGAGTTCATTCAGGGCGCGGCCTTTTCCAAGGCTGCCTGCCTCCTGGTCGATATCCAGCTCGGGGACATCACTGGCGTCGAGCTGGTCCGTCATCTTGCCGCAAACGGCATCCGTCGCCCGATCATCTTCATGACCGGCTCGCAGGATAGCAATTTGCGCGATCAGGCGATGGCTCTCGGCTGCATCGCCTATCTGCAAAAGCCGTTCGCGGCGACGTTGCTGAACGCCGCGCTCGCCAAGGCTGTCGGAGCAGGCGCGAAAGGTTAGCCCAATCTCCGCTTCGAACGCGATGCGCTCGCCTGGAATTTCACGCGGGCTTCTCCAGGACTGACGCCGGTCCAGCGCCGGAAGGCGCGATCGAACGAACTGGTTTGCTGGTAGCCGAGCAGCCAGGCGATTTCGGAGATCGAGCGTTCCGAATCCCTCAGATATCGCGTCGCGAGATCCTGTCTCAGTGAATCGAGCACGCCAGCAAAGGTCGTGGTTTCCGTCGTAAGCCTGCGTGCCAGCGTGCGCGGCGTGATCGCAAGGCGCCGGCTGACTTCCGGCAGGGTCGCCTGACCGTGCGGCAAAAGCTGCGCCATCGCATTCTCGACGCTGACCCGCCAGTCGCTCGATTTGGTTCGTCGTGCCGCGATCGCCTCTTGGCAATATTTTTCCAGCAGCGAATTCAGAAAAGGATCGGCGCTGACGATGGCGATGTCTCCGGCCTCGCGCGAAAGAGTGACCTCGTCG